ACACCAAGGAGTAGTCTTTTTTAATCTTGGGTTGTTATACCAACCACCCCTACGCTGAAAAATATCTAGCCCAGTCATATCAAAATCATTTTTTAACATCTTTAATTGGTCTAGTGTATATCTTCTGTTAAATTCTTTGCTTATTCTGAGCATTTGTTGACAAAATGGTCTGCTTTCTTTTCCTTTTAGTTTCGGAGCGTCGTTTCTTTTTTGGTATTTATAAACTATAAATATTTCTTCTTGCGGAACTTGAATAGTTTGCTTTCCTTGTTCTGTTGGTTTAAAATCATTATTCAAAGCGCCTTTATCTTGTAAACTCGCTACCGATTGTTGTGCTTCTGTTGGTGTTATATCTAACGCTTTTATAATTTCAGTATTAGGCATTGTCGCATTCTTAATTAAAAGCGCAAGTATGCTTTTTTCTAACTCGGTTAAAACATTAACATATTTTTCTTTTATTTCAGCTTCAAATTTTTCCGCATCTGCTATACAAGTTATGGGGTTTACTATTGTTTCTAAAACTTCTAAATTGTCGGCATTATAACCTATATCCTTAAGTTGTGAAAAAATCATTTCTTCCTCTTGGCTTTTAAGTTGTATCTCTTGTCCAGCCTCTAATTTTGGAAGTCCTACCTTTTCTCTTATTTCATCTGTTGTCATAACTCCCACCATTACGCTTTCACTTAACGGCTTACCTACTGGTTCTATTTTTTGTATCTTTAAACACTTAGGAAGGCCATTAAAATTAATTAATTCATTAAATACATCTTCTAAAATGTCTTGTTCTGTATCTACCTGAAGATTCTGGTATAATTCACTTGCAGTTCTTAATTCGTCAGCATTACTACCAAGTCCTGTTTTATCTTTTATGCCAAATAACATTGGGCTAACAATAGAATGTGCCGTAAAAATCTCTTCTTGTATTTGTTTGTTAAGATTGATAAATCTATCGTCTTGACCGTTTACTGGAATAGGAATAATCTGCGGATGGTCTGCTTGTTGGTCTGTGAAACTCAAAAGCGGTTTTCCAGCGTTATCCGTTCCTGTAGCATAGTCTTTAAACTTTCTTTCTATCTCTCTCATTTCTTCATCTGAAGGCTCTCCGTTGTTAAAACTTACGACATAACCAGCACTCAGGTTATTGCGAATATTACTTAAAGTGAAGTTCGCTATTTCTGCATCAGCTTCTAAATAAGGAATAGCTGCTACATAATCAGGAATAGGATATTCTCCTAAATCTGGTCTATATTCTTTAAAATAAATTAAATAATTATCTGATGTGTTTGCTTCTTGGTTGAAGTTAAAAAACTCTGTAAAGTCTTCGTTTCCTTCTGGGTTTCTATTCCAATCAGAAGTGTAGTAATAGTTATCTTCAGTTCCTACTCTTATGTTATTAAAATCAATATGTTCTAAACCTACTATCTTTCTTTGTTTGTTTAAAATTACTTGAATTGCAAAACCTCCAAATACTTTTTTGTCTTTTACTATTTTTACTAATAAATTAGTTTCTTTTATTTGTCTTAAAAATGCTTCTATTAAAGCCCTCTCACTAAACGAAATATCTCTGTCTATATAAAACCCTCTTCCTACTATAAATTTTGTCTTAGATTCTATTATAGTACTTTGTTTTGAACTCTCATTTAAAAGTTTAACTAGATAAGAACCATAATTATTTTTATAAGGTTTATTTGAACCGTATTCGTACCAGTCGCCTCTTCTACTTTCTTTGAAAACTGGCAGTTCTGAGGCTTTAAAACTTAAGGGCAGTAATTTAATCATTGGTTGTATATTATATTTGTTCCACTAATTGTATGTTGAGAAACACTTAAAGTATCATTACTATCGTATAATCTCATTTTTCCCTGTTCTACTAATTCAGCGTTTTCAGGGTCTAAATTTGTTGCGCTTACTTGCTCATAAATAAAGTAATCATAATAACCTGAGTTTGTTAAAACTAATTTACCATTTAAAGCATCATCTATTCCTTCCGTAAAGTCAAATTGATTATATCTAACAGCACTAGGCGAAATATCCACAAGAACGCAATAATACTCCACTTTTGAAGTATCATTTTTCAAATATAATAAATAATATGGACTTGACAAAGTTCCCAGCTCAGAACAAGTCGCTACAAAAGAAGTTAATACGCCCTTATTTAGATGTATCATCTTTTTTCTTTTTTTTCTTTTCAAAAACTTCAGCTCCTAAATGCTTCAATATTTTAGCATTTTCTTTCTTAATTTTAATCTTAAAACCTTTGCCGTTCCAAGTGCTTCCAATTAATTCTTTTTTTATTTCCATAACTTTAATTTTTTATTAAAAAAAAAGGGCGGGTATTAAGCCCACCCCTACAAAATGAAATTTTTAAAATTTCTATACTATAACTAATCCTGTAATTACCGCTGGGTCTACCTCGTAAGGAGTCTCTGGCTCTCTAGCTGTTAATTCTATTTCGTAGCCATTTCTATCTCCGTAGCTTTGCCCAGTATTTAAACTGTATGCGCTACCCTCAGCAAATGACTGAAATCCTAACGCTAAGTATTTATTATTATTTGTCTTAACTATTGCAATTACTTGTCCTAGTATCATTAATTTTAATTCGTTCGACTTAGCAGCAGAAAATTTGTTGATAGAAAAAGCAAGTTTTGCCTCGCTAAATCTAGTCCCATTTTCAGGGCTAATTGTTACAGGAGCTGTTACGCTTCCTACTTCTTTTTTAAGTTCGTATTTGTGCCACGTTGCACCACCGTCTGTAATTGCGGTTACTACGTGAGCCGTTTCTACATAATCAGTCACGCTTGAACGTTCTAATAAGTAAAATTCTTCAATTCCGCCTACGCTATCCGAGCAGTCTCTAGAAAATCCAGTATCTAATCCACAAGCCATATTATTAAGTTTTAAAAAAGGGGGCGAACCCCCTTAAAGTTATTATTATGATATTTTTAATTTACACGCTTCAGTTGGGAAAGCCCAATTAATCCCTCTTCTAAATGCAAAAGACGTCTTAAATATTCTGTCGTTTGGATCGTACCACGCTCTGTAATCTTCAGCTTCTTCGTCTGGTAAATCAACACCTATTACGATATTTGAACCTCTAGTTAAATAAGCAACTACATCTCCAACAACTGCGCTGTTAAGTCCTGAAAGACCTACAGTTCCAACAACTGTTACTTGTGGAAAACCTACTAATGGTAGTTCGTTTCCTACTTCTCCATCAACTACATAATGAAAATAATTTCCATCTGCAATAGCTCTTTGGTACATAAGAAATAAATCCATTCCTAAGAATATTTTTATATCATCTGCTCCAGCAATATCTTCATCCATTGATTGAGCTAAAAATGATAAACTTTCTATAATTGTAGAAGCCGTTTGAATTCCAGCCGTTGGCGCAGAAACATCTACTACAGAAGCGTGGTTTGCTGCTAAACCAGCATAAGAACCAGCTCCAGCTACTCCTGTCCAATCTAGTACTTCTATTTGTTTTTTAATCTTAGCTATCTTTAAACCGAAATATAATTCTGCAAAAGGAATTTCTTCTTTTTCGTTAGTCACTCCTTGTTTAAGCATAGTTTGTGTATACTTAGCTGCTAGGTCACTCATACATAAATCTTCGTGTACTGCTATAGCGTTTGGAGTTATCGTTCTTTGTGATAATACCGTTTCGCCGTTTGCTGTTCTTGAACATCCATCATCTTGAAATACTGCGTCAGTATCTAAAATGTTAATTGTTGTTGGTCCTTTTACGTCTGGTTGTAAAGTTGCATATTTTGCTAGGTTGCCACCTGCTACGCTCTCAACGATAAGCGACATCGCTTGTTCGTCTACGTAATTTGTTAATCCTGTTACATCAAATGCCATAACTGTTTGTTTTTCAGTTAGTTACGTTCTTTTACTTAAAGTATTTAACTAACTATGTTTATAATTTATTTTTTTAATTTCTTTAATTTCTCTATTATATCTGTTTTCTTTTTAGGCTGCAATTTAGCAAACCCATTTTTTGCTTTGTTTACTTTTGTTTTAGTTGGCTCTTTTACTAAAAACTCAACTAATTTTAAAAGACTTTCAAAAGACTTTTCTAACTTAGTTATTCTTGCTGTAAATTCTTCATTTAATACATTTGTATCTTCTTTAGAAAATACTCTTTCAGTTATTATACTTTCAATAATCTTTTTAGCTTCCTTTTGTTGTGCCTCATTTAATGGGCTTTTGTCAAGTTCCTCCACTACTTCTTCTTCAGCTTCAGCTTCAGCAATTTCTTCAGGCTCATCTTCTATTTCTTCAATCTCTGTAATTACTCCGCCTTCTGTAGTTATTATACGACCATCTGCTAACTCCCAACTTCCGTCTGGTGCTGGAACTAATTCTTCATCTTGAACTAAAACAACAGCAGCGCCAACAATTACCTCAGGCTCTACTTGTGCTACTTCTCCAGTTGCTAAAACTAAATCCTCAAATTTCTCTACTGGTTTAATATCAACTGCTACGCTCTCAACTTCTTCTGTAGTTTCTGTAGTTTCTGTGACTTCTGTCGTTTCTACTTGTACACCTTCATTTTTAAAGATGTCTCTAATTTCTTCAAACATTTCTTTTACTTTCATAATTCTGTTTTATATTTAATATATGTTTTTAATTTTAATTTATTTCCGTTAATTTTTATAATTCTTTATAACCTCTCTTATTTTAGCTACAATTCTAGTCTGTAGATTTAATTCTTTTGAACTTGAGAATATCCCTTCCACGCTAAAACCTTTAAACGTTCCATCTTTTACTTGTTGCCAAATATCGTCATTCTCAACACGCATAGAACCCCACCAACTACCGTCTGGAACTTTCTCAAAATTCTCAGGAGCTAATACACCTCTTTTTTTGTCTATTATTAAACTCTCTATAATATACACCCCATCAGCTTGGCTATCGTGCATTAAGTTTGTTTGGTTTGTTAAGCCTTCCTTCATAAACTTATTTACTATCTTTTCTATCGTGTGCTTTCTAAAGACACAATAAAAAACAGTATCGTTTCTCATTCTCAACATAGGCAAGTCTGCAATCATAAAATAACCGCTTACTATTCTTTTTTCTTCGTTCTGAATTTTAAATTTAAAGTCTTCTTTTTTGAAGGCTAAAAAATCTGATTCAATTGCT